CTTGATGATGTTGATGGATTAAACGTTGGTGACGTTGTATCTGGAAATTCTGGTGTTCCTAGTGGCGCAACGATTCAGTCTATTGATACTGGCAATACCACAGTTACCCTAAGTGCAAATCTAACGTCTGGTATTGCGGCAAGTACAAATGCCGCATTAGTAACTCTAACATTTACTCAGGGTGCTGATGATAATAAGGATCGTGGTATTGAATTCAAGTACTTCAATGGTGGACTCAAGCAAGGTTTCTTCGGTTACGACGAGTCTGGGATTTCTGAAGATGTAGTAAATTACTACTTCACTTATATTCCTGACGCAACCAATACTTCACAGGTATTTGGTGGTACCGTTGGTAAAGCATACTTTGATACTGTAAAACTTGAAATGGGTACTAATAAAGGTATTCCATTTTTCGATCAATATAAGAGACTAACTAGAACAGATGCAGCAGGTACCTCTGATGCTACTACTTCTTTTCAAATTCTAACTGTAAATTCTTCTGGTATTCCTTTGTGGACATCCACAATTGACGGTGGTACCTATTGATAAATAGTTAAAAATGAGGTAATTATGAACCCTGATGAAGTGAATAATTTGATGCAAATCATGAACAATAAAATCAATCAAATGAATCAACAAAATATGATTCTCGAATCTCGTGTCATGACTTTAACATCAACAATAGAAAAAATGAAACAAAATGAAAACAGTGTCGGTGAAAATTTTGATGAAACACCATCAGTAAAACAAAATAATGGCAAAACCAAACAGTAGATCTGAACTAAAGGAGTATTCTCTCCGCAAATTAGGTAAACCAGTTATTGAAATTAATGTCGATGATGATCAAATAGAAGATCTTATCGATGATACTATTCAACTTTTTAATGAACGGGTTTATGATGGAGTCGAGCGCGTATACTTAAAGTATAAAATTACCCAAGACGATATTGATAGTGGTAAGGGTAGAAATGTAACTACTCAAAAAATTGATACTAATGCCGGCGACACTCCTGCTTCAAGAACTTTAAATTTTGATGAGGGTAGAGGATATTTAACTGTACCAGATCATATTATTGGTATCCAAGGTATCTTACCAATTTCCAATACATATGTTGGAAATATGTTTGGATTTAGATATCAATTTTTCTTGAATGATTTTTATAATTTTAATTCATATGACATCTTAAGTTTAGAGATGACTATGCAACATATTCAAACATTAGAGTTTTTGATGGAAGGTCAAAAACCTATTAGATATAATAAAGTTCAGAATAGATTGTATTTAGATATTGACTGGAATAGAATTTACGTAAATGAGCATATTGTAATTGATTGCTATAGAGCATTAGATCCTGTAACTTTTACTAAACTTTATAATGAAAGATTTGTAAAAGAATATTTAACATCTTTAATTAAAAAACAATGGGGACAAAATTTAATTAAATTCTCAGGAATTAAGATGCCTGGTGGAGTTGAATTTAATGGCAGACAACTTTATGACGATGCAATCGCAGAACTAGATAAATTAGATCAAAAGATGTCTACGACATATGAATTACCACCTCTTGATTTTGTAGGATGATATGGCTAAAAATGTTTATTTTTCTGGTGGTACTTCCTCCGAACAAAGACTAGTAGAAGACTTAATAATTGAGTCTTTACAGATTTATGGTCATGATGTTTATTATCTACCAAGAGAGATAGTTAAAGAAGATAATCTCTTTACTGAGGACGTTCTTTCTAAATTTGATGAAAATTATATAATTGAAATGTATATTTCTAATTATGAAGGATTTGAGGGAGATGGTTCACTCCTATCTAAGTTTGGTGTGAGAATTGCTGATGAAGCAACATTCATCATTGCTAAAAGACGTTGGGAAGATCTCATTTCTTCATCCAATAACTTAGTGTCTAATTTCAGACCAAATGAGGGAGACGTAATATACTTACCTTTAACTAAACAATTATTTCAAATTAAATTTGTAGAACATGAAAAACCTTTTAGACAGTTAGATGCGATTCAAACATACAATTTAATAGCAGAATTAATGGAATACTCAGGTGAAAGACTTGAGACTGGTGTTGATGAAATTGATAAGATTACAAGAAATGTTGGATATTCACAAGTTATACATCTATCCAGTGGAACCGGAAATTTTACGTTCCAAGAATTAGTAAAATCTACAGCAAAAACTGCAAAAGCTACTTTATCTAGAACTTTAGATGCTGTTTCATCAATAATTTTATATGATAACGGTGATGACTATACTTCTGCACCAACGGTTACTATTAGTGGTGGTGGTGGGACTGGTGCAACTGCAACATCTACTATAAATTCTACAGGACAAGTTTCTGGAATTACTGTTACATCACCTGGTTCTGGTTATACCTCAGACCCGACAGTTACAATTGAAACATCTCCTGGAGAAGCAACTGCTACAGTTACTAGATTTGATGCCACGAATAAAGAACTAGAACTTATTGATATTGTTGGAAAATTTCCAAGTACTGGTTCTATAGTCGGTCAAAGTAGTGGAGCTTCGTGGTCTATAAATACGTTTAGTTCAATCGTAAATGAAAACGATCCTGAATCTGAAAATTATTTCTTTGAAACCGAAGGCGATAAAATTGTCGATTGGTCTCAAGGAAATCCATTCGGAGAATATGGTGACATGGGAGTCTTTTAATGTTAGGTACACACTTTTACCACGAAATTATTCGTAAAACTATTGTAGGGTTTGGTACTCTCTTCAATAATATTGAGTTGAGAAGAACAGATCAAACTGGAAATATTGTTCAAACTATAAAGGTTCCTTTATCGTATGGACCAAGAGAGAAATTTTTAGCGAGAATAGATGCTGAACCACAACTAGATGGGCGAGCAGAAACTCAAATTCAACTACCAAGGATTTCATTTGAAATGAAAGGCATTTCATATGATCCTACACGAAAATTAAGTCCGGTGCAAATTTGCACAACTCCAAAATCAACAGATACAAAAGCTGTATATAAACAATATTCACCAGTACCATACAACATTGATTTTGAACTTAATATTCTGAGTAAAAATAATGATGATTCTGTTCAAATTCTAGAACAAATTCTTCCATATTTTCAACCAGTATTTAATATTTCTGTGAAATTAATAGAAATTACAAATGAGGTGAAAGACATTCCAATTATTTTAAATAATGTTAGTATGCAAGATGATTATGAAGGTAATTTTACAAAAAGAAGGGTATTGATTCATACTCTTAATTTTGTAGCAAAAACTTACCTATACGGTCCTGTTGCTACTACAGATATAATTAGAACTGTAAATGTTGATATTGGTACTGCAATTAATGCTGGTTCTAGATATGTAAGATATAGCGCAACACCAAAAGCCCTCGAAGATTATAACAATGATGGAACTGCAGTTACGTCAATAAATCTCAACAACAATACATTTACAGTAGTAAATCATGGATATGTAACTAATGATTTTGTTACATTGCAAGTTGGTACTGGTGGATCTGCAGCTGCCGGATTAGTAGATGGAGATGAATATTATATTATTAAAATTGACAATGATAACTTTAGAGTTGCTGGGACAAAGTATAATGCTAGTCGTGGTTATGCTTTAGATATAACTTCTGCTGGTGTTGGTACACAAACGTTCTCTGTTGTAAATACATTAGATGATGCATTTGTTGAAGCAGATGATAATTTTGGATTTAATGAAACCTGGACTGATTATTGATATGTCTGATACATTTGAAAACTTAGATAAAACTTTTAACATAGAATCTGCTATAGAAAAAGCAGAGAAAACTGTTGTTGATATTAAAAAATCAAAAACAGATAAAGATGTAGATAATGACTATGAGTATACTAGAGGACAACTTTACAACCTCATAGAAAAAGGTCAGGAAGCAATTAATGGTATTTTAGACGTAGCACAAAATTCGGACCATCCTAGAGCATATGAGGTTGCAGGCAACCTCATTAAAAATGTTGCTGATATCTCAGATAAATTAATGGATCTTCAGAAAAAAGTTAAAGAAGTATCTGGAGAAACTCAAAAAGGTCCAACTAATGTCACAAATGCAATGTTTGTTGGCAGTACATCTGAATTACAAAAGATGATTAAACAAATGAATACAGATAAATAATAGGTAAAACCTCGTCAATTATCATGAGAGATTACAAAGAATTAAAAGAGATCTGTGAATCTAAGCGTGGTCTCTACGCAAATATCCACGCTAAGAGAAAGAGAGGAGAAGCACCAGCGAAGTCAGGTAGTAAGGACTACCCCGCAAAGGATGCTTTTCAAAAGGCGGCGAGGACTGCCAAAGAAAATTTTGAACTCACCACAGAAGCAGCCTGGACAAAAAAGTCAGGCAAAAACAAAGAAGGAGGACTCAATGAAAAAGGACGAAGATCTTATGAAAAGGAAAATCCAGGATCTGACCTTAAAGCACCAAGCAAGAAGGTTGGAAATCCCAGGCGGGCATCCTTCTGCGCTAGAATGAAGGGCATGAAAAAGAAGTTGACAAGTAAAAAAACTGCATCTGATCCAGATAGCAGAATAAATAAATCACTAAGAGCTTGGAATTGTTGATATGGCTAACATAAACTACGTAAGAAATAACAAAGACAATACTGCTGATAATCCTCAACCTACATCAACAACTGTTACACACTTTAATGGTACTGAAGGGTGGACTCAACGACAGTGGAAAGATTTTAACGGGAATTATCAAGCAAGAAATTCTGATAATACTACTAAAACCCCAGCATCATATCAAGCAAGAAATTCTGATAATACTACCAAAACCCCATCATCATATCAAAGGCGAGATAAAGACAATAACGTTGTGTCTGTATAATCTAACTTAGATATTAAAAAAATATTGACTATGTTAAATAGTTTGGTATAATACATTATACCATTTACCATAGGAACTTTAATGGAAAACGATAAGCAAGTATCCGACCTTAAACTAGAAAGGAAGGAATGTGAAAAATGTGGTGCTACCTGGATTAATGGTACCCACGTCTGGCGTGGTACTGGCAGTTCATCTGACTCTAGTCAGCTTGATCTTGCTGGTCTTGTTTGTAACAAGTATGGAAACGACCAGTGCATCAATCCCATGAAAGGGAAAGATGGCGGACAAACATGGGAATATCGTGCAGGATATATTGACGGTGTACTCAAAGCAAAGAGAGATTCTATCAATGAACTAAATGATAAGTTTGGTGATCTCTAAATAATAAAAATACTATATTTAATTTTATTATGGCAGAAAGTATATATCTTGGTAATCCCAATCTAAAAAAAGCTAATACACCAATAGAATTTACTCCAGAACAAGTTCAGGAGTTTATTAGATGTAAAGGAGATCCTGTATATTTTGCTAAAAACTATATTAAAATTGTTTCTCTTGATGAAGGTCTAGTACCTTTTAATTTGTATGATTTCCAAGAGGAAATGGTAAAATGTTTTCACAAGAATAGATTTAATATTGCAAAACTACCCAGGCAGACCGGTAAGTCTACTACTGTTGTTTCTTACTTGCTTCATTATATCATATTTAATGACAATGTAAATATTGGTATTCTTGCTAATAAAGCATCAACTTCACGAGAACTATTATCTCGTTTACAGTTAGCATATGAAAATCTACCAAGATGGATGCAACATGGCATTCTTGCATGGAACAAAGGTAATGTAGAACTAGAAAACGGATCTAAGATTCTTGCAGCATCAACATCCAGTTCTGCTGTACGAGGTATGTCATTTAACATCATCTTCCTCGATGAGTTTGCGTTCGTTCCAAACCATATTGCAGAACAGTTTTTTAGTTCTGTATATCCCACTATTTCTTCAGGTAAATCTACCAAAGTGATTATCATCTCAACTCCAAATGGGATGAACATGTTCTACAAGCTCTGGCATGACGCTGAGAGGG